ACATATCAAGAGTTTTCGCAGCGGTATGCTGATTCATCTCTGCTAGGTTTCGATGAGATTCCTCTGCCTGAACTACGCCGTCAGGATGAAAAGAATCGTCAGAACAGTATTGATGATCTAGATCCTTTTGAAGTTCAACTCCTAGAGAAACAGATGCAAACTCTGTTTGACTCCTCTATGGCTCTGTACCAACAGATGCTGAAACGAGGTGTGGCAAAGGAGTGTGCAAGAAATGTACTCCCACTCTGCACGCCCACCAGAATTTACATGACGGGCTCATGCAGGTCATGGATCCATTACATCTCCCTGCGTTCTGCACATGGAACTCAGAAGGAACACATGGACATTGCTGAAGCATGTAAGAAAGTTTTCATTGAACAGTTTCCTACAGTTTCAGAAGCCCTTGAGTGGGTCTAAATATTTCTACACATAATTATACGCATGGCAACGTACCCTGTTATTAATAAACAAACTGGTGAACAGAAGAACGTGGTGTTAAGCGTTCATGAATGGGATCAGTGGAAGGACGACAATCCTGATTGGCAGAGGGATTGGTCGGATCCATCAACAGCACCGAGTTCTGGAGAACTTGGAGAAGTTTATGACAAACTCAAAAAGTCTCATCCAGGGTGGAATGATGTCCTTTACAAGGCGTCAAAAGCGCCTGGTTCCCGAGTAAAACCTGTTTAATTCCTATCACTTATGCCAAGAAAAAGAAAAGTATCTGATGGACCAATCGGAGTTGGCTTGACTGCCAAACAAATGAAAAGAAAAAAACCAATCAACTCTGATTTCCTTCGTGACATTGAACCGCTAACAGACAATCAAAAAGTTTTATTTGATGCCTATGATGCTGGTAAGAATGTAGTTGCATATGGAGCAGCAGGCACAGGAAAGACATTCATCACGCTCTACAATGCTCTGTGTGATGTCTTAGATCCAAGCACACCATATGAAAAGATCTACCTTGTCAGATCGCTTGTGGCTACCAGAGAAATTGGTTTCCTGCCTGGTGATCATGAGGATAAGTCATCTCTTTATCAGATTCCATATAAGAATATGGTGAAGTATATGTTTGAGATGCCAACAGACTCTGACTTTGAGATGCTGTATGGTAACCTTAAGACTCAAGGAACTATTAGTTTCTGGTCTACGTCTTTCATTCGTGGAACAACACTTGACAATGCAATTGTTATTGTTGACGAATTCCAAAACTTAAACTATCATGAACTTGATAGTATTATTACTAGAGTTGGAGAAAACACCAAGATTATGTTCTGTGGTGACGCAACTCAATCTGACCTGACAAAACAAAATGAGAGAAATGGTATCGCAGACTTTATGAAAATTCTTAGAGTCATGCCATCTGTTGATCTGGTTGAATTTGGTGTTGACGATATTGTTAGATCTGGATTGTGTAAAGAATATCTCCTCGCAAAACTAGAACTTGGCCTATGACCTTTACCCATCATAATTATCTCGGTGATCTTGAACTGAATAAGAAAGAAACAAACGGCATCCGACTGTACAATCTTCCTGATGGACAGTGGGTGCCGTCTATTACGTCTGTAACTTCTTTCTACAACAGACAAATTTTTGCTAAATGGCGTGCCCGTGTTGGCATTGAAGAAGCAAATCGTATCACAAAAAAAGCAACTGCCCGTGGAACTGATTTCCATGAAGCAGTTGAAGTTTACATGAGGAACAATGAGATCAACTGGGACGACTTTCGTCCTGCGACTCAGTTCATGTTTCATCATGCCAAACCATATCTGGACAAGATAAATAATGTACACGCTATAGAAAGGACTCTGTACTCAGAGTATCTTGGGCTAGCGGGTCGAGTTGACTGTATCGCAGAGTACGAAGGAGAACTTGCAGTCATCGACTTTAAGACATCAGAAAAAATCAAACCAGAAGAGTGGTTAGAGAATTATTTCGTCCAAGAAATGTTCTATGCCACTGCATATTACGAACTAACTGGTATCCCTGTTAAAAAATTAATTACGATCATGGTAACCCCTGGCGGTGAAGTGAAAGTATTTGACAAAAGGAACAAAGGGGATTATATTAAATTGTTAGTTCGCTACATTAAAGAATTTGTATCTCACAATATTGGGCAACATGGAGAATGAACTAGAAAAGGCATTTGAGAATAAGTTCTTTTGCCCTGCTCGTTTCGCACAGGAAATTGAAACTCTTGTAAAGGATCAGGAGGACATGAGCTATATTGATGCGATAGTTTATTTCTGCGAACTCAACGCTATTGATCTTGAGTCCGTGCCAAAACTAATCTCCAAACCATTGAAGGAGAAGATTAAGTATGAGGCTATGGAACTCAACTTTCTCAAAAAAACTTCCCGTGCAAAACTAGTATTTTGAATGATGCCCTTTGATGCATATCGTTGTTATCTGTCGATGAAGAATCACTTCACGAAAGATTCTTACGACTATCACAAATATAATGGAAAAAGTCGTGCAACTGTCAAATCATTTTATAAGCGCAAAGATCGTTTCTGGTTTGAGAAGTTAGCACGTAATAAAGACGATAAAGAAGTAGTAGATTTCTTTGTATCTAATTTCATCACATGTACTGATCCAAGTAAACTCTGGATTGGTGAGATGATTAAAGAAGGTGAAGATCGATACACTGCATGGAAAAAGAGAACACAATCTCTTTCATACCTCTTTAAGCAAGAGGTAGAAACGATCTTTGATGATGACAATTTTGATTCCATGTTTGCCATGGATGGATCACGGCACCCGCAAATACTCAAAGAACATCTCCGTGGGAATGTTTCTATTGAGACCATGGTGATCCTTGATGGCATTCTGGGATACAAGAATAAGTGGGATAAAAATCTCACTGACCCAGTGTGGGAAACCGTCAGTATGAGAATGAAAAAATATTCACCATTCCTAAATATTGATGTACCTCGTTACAAGAACATTTTGAGAGAAGTAGTGATTGGAGCCAAATGAGTTTTTTTGATTCTGAAATTGTTAGAGCAGAGATGGTTGAAATCTCTGAACTCCAAGAGGAAGTGTATTCTAGTGTAATGCAATTTGCATACATGAATAACAATGATAAGTTACATCATGTTCATCTTCTTGAGAAACTTCTCAACAAACAAAAAGTTCTTTTCACGAGACTCTCTTTGTCGGATGATCCCGAAGCAAAGCAGATGAAGCAAAACATTGTGGACTCTGCTAAGATGATGGGTCTTCCACCTGATGTAGACATCACAACAGTGTTTGATCAGATGAACAAAATGTTAGAGATCATGAAAGCACAGATTGACACACAGCAGTCTGAGCAGTAGAATAACAAGGTACACACAAGCCAAATCCAAACTAATCCGAGGTAATCCTATGTCTTTCGCAGACCTTAAAAAGCAGTCTTCTCTTGGTTCACTGACCCAGAAGCTAGTCAAAGAAGTAGAGAAGCAAAGTAATACTGGTGGCGGTGGTGATGACCGTCTCTGGAAACCTGAAATGGACAAGACTGGCAACGGTTATGCAGTCATCCGTTTCCTTCCCGCACCTAATGGAGAAGATCTCCCTTGGGTCAAGATGTACTCCCATGCCTTCCAAGGCCCTGGTGGTTGGTACATCGAAAACTCCCTGACCACTAATGGTGGCAAGGATCCTGTCTCTGAGTACAATCGTGAACTCTGGAACAGTGGTAATGAAGCAGACAAAGACACTGTTCGTAAGCAGAAGCGCAAACTGTCCTACTATGCCAACATCTATGTTGTGCAGGACAAAGCAAATCCAGAGAACGAAGGTCGTGTGTTCCTGTACAAGTTCGGTAAGAAGATCTTTGATAAGATCATGGAAGCAATGCAACCTGAGTATGAGGATGAGACTGCTATCAATCCTTTCGACTTCTGGCAGGGTGCTAACTTCAAACTGAAACTGAAGAAGGTTGCAGGTTACTGGAACTATGACTCTTCAGAGTTCGCTGCACCTGGTCCTCTGCTTGAGGATGATGATGCTCTTGAAGCCGTCTGGAAGAAGCAGTATTCTCTCCAAGAGATTGTTGCTGCAGATCAGTTCAAGACTTATGATGAACTTCAGAAGCGTCT